GATCGGGATCTGAGGTTGATCGTTCCTCCGAGCGGCCTCATAATCGTCGTAGGTCCAAACGCGATAACGATCTTGAACGTCGCTGTAAGGAGCCCAGACCCCCACGGCGTCGTAGAGGTAGCGCCCGACGCCGAAAAGCATGGCAGCGCGCTTGATCCCGTCGGAAGTGGCGGACTTAAGATCATCGCCTTCGCCGGTATTCGTCCGGGTCACGCCGAGAACCGTGAGGGCGACGACGGCAAAGCAAACCATATAAGCTTTGTCGCCTTCGCCAATGCGCATCTGTTCAACGTGGGTGACCTGGCTCGACCAGGACGGATCCACGGACTCGATGCGCTCGTAAGAATCGGTGTGGCGGATGTAGGGGACCAGCATGACCTTCGTTCGATCACGGCTGAAGGCCTGCGCTTTCACACCCAAGGTTTTCTCGTCGAAGGGTTTGGCGAGCTTGTCGTAATCCTTGGAGCTAAAGAGTCTGGTGGTGCTCATGACTTCACCTGGGCATTCTCCGGCTCGAGCTTCTTCGCGGCGAATTTATTCTTGATATGCTGATTGAGGTGCTTTCCAACGGACTCCGCCTTAAGGAGCGCCTCGAACTGATCGGCGCTGACGCCAGAGTATTCGTAGAAGTCGCCGCTCTTGAACTCGACGACCAGGAGGGAAAACTCCGGATCGTGTCCAATCGCTCGGATATTGGATGACTCAACAGGTTTCATGTCGACAGGACTCATACGGGGATACTCCTTCACGAGCCGAAGTGGGGCTCGAGCTTTTGAACGGCGGTAGGCCTGAAGCCCCATCGCTGCGGCAGCGCAGGCGGGGCATCTCAGGCTGTGGGTGACTGGGCAGGGGCGTGCGCGGTTCATTCTGAGACTCCATCTTTCGCGCGCGTCGCTTGCTTGAACGGATGTCGTGCCCGTCTCGCATAGTAACGAACAATATCGGCGTGGCAGCGCTTACAGTGCCTCTTGAGCTCCGGAGAACCCTTCTTCTTGCGGCCAAACTCGCTATCAGGCTTCTCCTGGAAGCAATTCGAGCACTTCTTCATCACCGGCCCTCAACCTCGGCGATGAGATCTTGGAGCTCGTCATCCCATGCCGAATCCATTGTCGAGATCGTCGCGAGCCGCTTGAGCATCGCGAGCATCTTCGGAGCGGCGATGATCAAGAAAGCATTCGAGGTCCGCTCCGGCTCCATCGCCGAGAACGAAGCGGCCGAGCCCTTAAGGGTGGCGATCTCAATCTTGCCAGATCGGACCGTGATGGGTTGTCGGGGGTCGAGGCCATAGGCTTTCCAGGCACCAGCGGTGTGCTTGCTCACACGGCCTCCCTCTCGCCAGCGATCCCCTGGTCCTTGCGCTCCTGGATCAGTTCGGCTTGGCGTTCGCGGTAGATCTCCCAGGCCTTGTTGTGGATGATCTCGGCGTCGATTTCGATCACCAGGCGGGAAAGGATCCGGGCAGGTTCATCCGAGAGCGGAGTCTGGAAGGCGAGCTGGATGGTGTCCCTCTCAACAAGGGCGAAAACCTTCACAATCGAGCCGGTTTTAAGGATGTGAGCGAACTCAAATTCCATAGATAAAACAATCCCTTCGGGCTAAAAAGCCCGACCTTTTCAAACTATGCTTAATGCGATAACTTACCGCGTCGTTACCTTTAGCCGGTAGCCGCTTTGGCTTCCGTCACGGGCGGCGCTGTCTTCACCAAGTCTTCGAAGGCAGCAAGCACGATCCGTCTGGCGTTCCCTCCATCGAGGAAGCGCTTCACGGTTTTGGGATCAACTCTCTTTATGGAAGCTACGTCGACAGCCGTTTTCTCGTATTTCGCCATCCATGAACGCAGTTTTTCCCGTAATTCGGTTGAACTCATACGAACTTTATCTCCCATTTGGGAGACAAAGTCAACTCGTTTATCTCCCGTTTTGGAGGCAATTCTTTGACTCGCAAGACATCGGAAGCATTCAAAAAAAGGATAGCCGCCGAGTTCTCCGGCGGAATCCCTTCCGATTTTCTCAGCAGGAGCGGGCTGAGCTGGCAGACGGTAAAACGTTGGATTGATGGTGAGCGCGTGCCAGATCTCGAGCAGCTCGAAAAGGCCGCGCACGGCCTTGGCCTGACAGATCCACTAGCATTATTGAGCACAACCGAAGAAGAGCCATGGGCGCGCGTTCCCGAGCCGATCCTGGTCGCGCTCGCGCAGGTACACCCGGACCATTATCCAATCGTTGCGAATTTCCTCGAGAGCTTCACGGTCCAGCGCGAGGCTTCAAAGCTCTCGAAGAGCCTCGAGAAGCCGCGCCCCGGCCATAAGAAGCGAAGCAAGTAGGCCGCGGAGCTGTCCGGCAAGAATTTGGATCCGCAAGCAGCGGGAGCAATAGCTTCCGATGCGCCGGTCACTAACCCGACGATCAAGAAAGTGGGCCATTTCCATGGTCCCCCGTATTCTGATTATCGGATTATTTCGATCGGAATTGAGCGACTTAACAGTTTTGAGCGGCATCCCCCCACATAAATGCGGGGCTGCCCCTATAAGCGGGGTGCCCACATGATCAGGGAATGGCCCGTCTCGCTCTAGCTCGAGCCCTCAAGCGCAAAAGGCTTTCTAAGCGGCAATTCGCAAAGCGGATCGAAATCGATTACCGCCACGTCTTTCGATTATTTCGGCCTGGATACAACCCGACGTTAGCGACCATGTCCCGATGGGCAAAGGCGCTTTCGTGTCGAGTGCGGGATCTCATCATCGAGGAATGATCCTCTGATGAAACTCTAGGTAAGTATCGGGTATTATTCCGATCATATTAGTCAATTAACTATTTAGCAAATATGTAATAAATCAGTCGCCCGAGACACTCTTTCTGAATATTGAAAAACGGCCCAAAATGAGCCAATGAAGGCCTGGTTTTTAGCAGCGCTGATCCTGACTCTTCTTTGTGGTTGCGGAAGAGCACAGCGCCATGTGGACGGATTCGAAACGGAGCTTTCCGCATTCGAGGAAGCCGCACGCGTCGAAGGTCGAGCGATCGATACGTCCAATCTCGTGATTGAGTTCGGACAGGTGGAGCCCGGAAAGGCCGCAAATTGCCAGATCACAGATCAGGGTCCCATCGTGCAGGTGAAGGAATCCATCTGGACAGGCTATGACCGAGAAGATCGAGAGGCTCTCATCTTTCACGAGCTCGGCCATTGTCTCCTGGGGCGCCAGCATGTTGCTGACACCCTCGTTGAAAAACCTGACGGATACTGGGCCCCCAGGAGCTTAATGGTCCGGAACTGCGTGCGAGGCCAGATGTATCAGATATACCGCAGTGACTATGTCAGGGAGCTTTTCCACCCAGTTCAGTGAAGGTCTGGCACGGGTTTGCCGTAGGCGAGCTGATCGAAGATCACCTCATCTCTCTCATCCCGGTACGCTTCGGCCCGCATCTCCGAAATGATCTCGCATTGGGATAGGTCCTCGAGCGCCTTCAGTGCTCGGCCGTACCAATCGGGAACCCGCTCCTTCATCGCCTGCAGAGTCTCTCTTAGAATCCGGTCAAGCTCCTGCGTGTCGTGAGCATTCATAGCCCCTCCCGCGTTGCATCAATTGTACCCTTTCGGAGTATAAAAAACAGCTATCCCGGGTTGTGAACGCCGGTGCGCATCATCTCGGAGAGCTCGCGCGCGCGATTGCCGACCTGGCCGGCCCATATGGAGGAGAGCATTTGGCTTGCGGCCTCGGTGAAATCCTTTCTGGCGATCGCTGCAATCGTTTGCTGGAAGCCCAGAAATCTCTCGATCCCGAGGTTGAAAATCATTTCTAGGATCGTTTCCTGCCGAACCGGATCAAGCTCCCCGAACCAGGCGAAATTGGAGGCGGCCTGAAGGCAGGAGTCGATATCGTTTGAATTCAGAAATCGGGCCTCGATCGGCGAGATCCCCTCAACGTCGAGTGCGCGACCGATGCCAATCGTGGGATGCCCGATGAGCGTGGATCCGGGGCCGATCTCCTTACCCGTCTCGTCGTCGTAGACCTTGAGTCGGAGTTCTTCCTTCCGCTGAAGCCTTGCAGAAAGCCTCGCTCGGTCGATCACTGTCTGCACCGTTCGAGAAACGGCTCGATCTCCTCCGGACGAAAACAGCGGAGCTTAGAGGCCTCGGGATAGGTCAGCGTCCGATCGGAGCAAAGGACTTTGTCCGGACGCGGCTGGCAGAACCCCGGAGGCGCAAGCGGCGTATGGGAGCAAGCGCCGAAAGTGAAGCTACTTACCAGAGCAAAGATCGTGAAGAGCCTGGAGCGCATGGGTTACCTCCTCATCAGTTTTGGCCGCATCTACCGCTGCGTTGAGTTGATCATACTTAGCCCGGAAGGCCGGGTCGGAATCTCGACGCGTGAGGACCGTCACGACGGCGCGGGTAACGCCGGCGACGAAGCCCGCCTGCAGGGCGGTAACGAATTGCTTCACAATCGGCAGCGCGAGAACTGTCGTAACGATTTCCTCCATCGATCAACTCGAAGGAGGGGTTGAGTTGGTAGCGGGAGTCTGGCTCTCCGTGATCTGAGTTACCACCTGGTGGGCGAACACCTGGAACGTCGCAAGAGTCGAACTGTGAAGAAGTGCAGCCATGAAAGTCAGATGATCGGTAAGCATCAGGCCGGAGACACCAGCGACGATAGTGAAGGCGGAAACGGCTAAGAGCTTCCATTGTCCGGCAAGTGGATCCCACCGCGTACCGAGAAACTTGATCACGAGTTGGGTCAGGATTACGACGGCGGCCAGGACACTCGCGCCCTTGAGGCCGCCGATAGAAATCACGAGAGAAGAGAGAAAGAGGTCCTCAGGGGAACTCGTGGAGGAAGCGGAGTCGGCGAACGAAGAAGAAGCAAACAAGACCATGATCGCCGAAGCGTTGATGCCAAGTAAGAATGCGTTGAATGTCCAGGCCCAAGAACGTCGCATAAGATCCCCTCCCCGAGCTTTCGGGCAATTATTCAGATGATATATAAATATTCAGGGGGGATCTGCGGGGGGTCAAATCGGAGGATATAACTTATAAGTTATAAGTTACTGAAAGACCGGTGGCGGCGGGCCCGGGAGGAGTCGCCGCATGGGAAGGAATGCCCATGGAAGATTACCCCTGTCCGGCTTGCGGTCACGTTTCCACCCGCCGCCTGCGCATCCTTGCATCTGAAATTATAGCTTATTTTCTATGCGGACCGACAACCTGTTCTGAGACCGGAGCGGCCGGGAAGGCCATAATCTTGATGACGGCCGTAGCGATCGAGGCGCCCAGAATGCTGGCTAGGAAGATCGCAGCCGCGGCCCACCCCAGGGCGCGGTTCTTCCAGTCGCGGAGGTCCTGAAGGACGCTGTTGATCTCCCTGAGTCCAGCCGAAATTTCCACAAAACTAGCGGCCGTGCTCTTCTTGAGCTCATCGATCCGCATGAATGCGGCATCAGCCTTCTGCTCAAGGATGATCGTCTTATTGTGAACGGCGAGAAGACTGAGTTTCTCGCCTCGTTCGGCGCTCATGAAATCACCTCAGCAGTTCAAAGAGCGCATTAGTTGCCCACACGCAGAATTGAGATAAACGTTTCCTTTTGAGTTGCGCTAGAGTTGTTCGTTCCGTCGTCGCTGATCGGACGGATGTCGATGAAGTCACCGGCCACCAGCTTTATTATATTCGTTCCATAGCAGGACTGAACTGTGGACGATGTGGTTTTGCTGCTAGTCTGGCAGATAGCCGTGTCTGAAGATCCATTTTTGAAAACTGTTAATCCGAAGTTCCTAGTTACCGCGCCGCTAGCGATAGCAACTGTCCTGGCTCCGGCAGATACCTGGTACACCCCAGAGGATGGCGCAGTGAATTTCCAGCTAGCACCTGTAGTAACGGCATTGTGTGAGTCAAATATCTTGTTCGAGAAGTTCAAAACAGTCGCATCAGCTATGGCAGATGAGGCCGATAGCTCGTATTTGGCATTCACACTCTCACTCGCGGCAATCTGCGCGGGGCCGGAGAGACGGAAAACGCTCATCGTCGTGTAGTCATTGGTTGCGTTTGAATTGACGGTGACATTCTGAGTAACCGAATTGACCCAGAGACTGACGTAGTCCCCGGCATTTAGGTCAACAGAGGCGGTGCCTGTAAGGGAATAATCTTTGGAATTGGTAAGCGCGCTCAAATCGTTGATGCCGAGATTTCCACCCGTTCCATTTTTGAGGATATAGGCTTGAATCGATGCGGCGGCGGTGGCCCCCATCGAAATTAGCGCCGTAAAAGACACGATATAGGTCCCGGGGACCGGGGCAGTAAATCGTCCATTTGATATGTTGAGGGCACCATGAGTGTCTTTAAGTGACGTATCGAGAATGATTTCGAGAGGAGTTGCAGCGGTGACCGTTAAGCTTCCAGCTTGTCTACGGCCTTTGGCTGTTACGACTCGAGTATCCGCATCCGAACTGACCTGAACGTTCGAGGACCAACCGGAGATGGGGATATCCTCAACCGTAAAAGTAATGTGGTCACCGTTGGCAAACGTGTAGGGCGCGGCCTGAGTAATGCCGCTGTTGTTCATGATGCTCGCTGTGGAACCATCTAGGATGTAGGAGGTAGAGACTGCGGTAGTCGAACTGTAGCCAACAAAGCCAACAAATCCGTGTGCAGCACTAACGCCACCTAGTTGTGATGGGAATATAACGTTACCCGGGGTCGCGGGTAACTTGCTCGTATCGATAGTCAGACCCGAAGGCAGGTTGACCGTAAGAGTGGCCGACGTTGGGGCACCTGCAAGAGCAATATTCACTTTCATGCCCAGCTTGTCGCCCTTCCTCCACCACCAGGCCGTATAGGTCGTATTGGCCGACCATGAGCCGGTAGGAGTGAAGGAGGTAGAGTCAGTTACAGCTGCCCCATAGGTGCGTGCAGCGGGACCGATATAAAAGTCATCGAGGAGTAGCGAACTAGTGCCCGTGGGAGCTACGGGGCTGTAGATGAAGATCTGAACACTCGTCGTAGTCGAGTTGGTCTGGAATGAGCCTTGAGCCGTTCCGACTCCCGTGCCCTGGGTGACGGCGAACGATGGCGTGGCGCTGAGCCAAGCGTTATCGGCAGGAGAGTAGATCGCTACCGCGTAGGTGTCAGTCGCGGTTCCGCCCATGACCGGGGTTCCGGATGACACTTTGTAGTTAAACTTGTACGTGAGAACTTTGGCGGCATCAGACGGATCGATAGGGAGAAGGCTCGAAACGTAGCCGTCGCCGATCACGCCCGCGCCAGTCGTGGCCAAGTTCAGAGAGTATGTGCCGGAAATAGAGCTTGCCGAATTTATCGCAGGCGAGTTGGTATTTGCGCCCTTGGCTCGCCCACCGTTTGAGCTTGAGAAAGCAGCAGCGCCTGAGCCTACAGAAAGGCAAAGGCCGTTCGTGACCGTCGCGCAGCCGGTGGCCGTCCAGCCTGTAGTCGCGTTGTTCTCAAAGTCGGCATACTGAACGTAGTTCTTATTGATACCGCCGTTTGAGACCTGGGAGTAAGTGACGTTTCTCCAGTTGTCCGTCGATCCTGAGTCAGCGACGAAAGCGCCGTAATCGCCAGGCACGCCATGGCGAGCGTCAACCGTCGAGAATGTGTGAACGTCTCCCTTGGTCGTGAGCGGAGAGACCCGCGTAGGATCCTGCTGATTGATCAGCTGAAACTGGGTGCCGTCATAGACAACGAGCGCAATAGCATTCGCAATCAACGCATTGGCCGGAAGATTAGCCACCTGGGGGGTCTTGATGTTCTTGGTTCCAAGAGAACTAACGTTGAGGGTGCTCGAGGTAGTATTGGAATTCGTGACCTTGAACGAATACATATCGCCCGTAGTGTAGGCGAGAGCCGCCGGCGTGGGCGCAATGGCATAGGCGTTCGCAGACCCCGTATCGGCGGCATAAGAGATTCCACCGGCGCCGGCAGTGACCCAGGCAGAACCATTATAGATCTGAAGAGAATTCAGGGTTGTGTCGAAAACAATAAGGCCCGTGGCAGGAGACGTGATCGCATTCTTCTGGGTCGTCGTCATCCGCGGAGGGAGGAAGCCCTTCGTTGTGCTGACGAGATCCAAGACGGCTTTAGAGCTGGGAGCGCTGACCGTTCCGACAGAAACGGGTCCTGAGGAAATGATTCCATTCGGACCTGGCTTGAGCTCTCCGGAGCCAAGGGCGGCATTGGAAACAAGAGAGATCAGGACGAGCAGACTGGTGAGCTTCCTCATGTTTCAACTCCCATGGTCGAATAGCGGAATTTAAGTTTTGAGGTGGCCGGAGTCCCAGAGATATTATGGGATTTATATTGGACCTGACCTGCGGCAGTGATCGTCAGGAGAAGCCCACCGGGACCAAAGGCATCGATCTCGTCCCCGACGAATGTACTCATCATTTCCCAGCTTGCGGCTACCGTCTTATAGGTCCCAATGAGTTTCACGCGGGCAGCGAGTTCGGTCGCACCTCCGCCAGTAGTATTTCTGTAAATCTGAAGATCCGCCTCAAAGCTCCGAACAGAGGCGCCAGAAAAAACGAGCCCGGTGATATCAGCTGCTGAACTCTGATTGTTGGCCACAGTAAACTGAGTTTCGCCGAGGAACGAGGCTCCAAATAAAGCCGCAAGAGTCGAGCCGGCATCCCTCAGAGAATTCCACCAGGAAGGGTCAACGGGGGCGTAAGTCCTAGTCGGAATGTCAGGAAAGTTCATGGCTGTCGCGCTCCATTAGTCGATGACCCGCATGTAATAGACGACTTGCAGAGACTCGGGCTGGATGCTTTGGGTGGTGGATCCGCCATTTCCAGTGGTGATGTAGGTGCTGTCACCTGAGGTATATAGGCTGGCGGCTGGCGGATTGACCGTATTGGCTCCTAGGGTGGCGTTGATATTGGTGGAGTTGCCGACCAGGAGAGAGAGCGAATTTTTCGCAGTTCCACGGGCTATGCTATGGGGGTCTGTGTTCGGAATGACGGTGCCATCCGAATAAATTTGGTCATCCGTCGTGGAAAACTGGCGGACGTAAATCGCTTGAGGTTCAAGCGTATGCGAATGGGTATGCTGAAGATTGACCTGATTACTCGCATTCCCAGAGAAAGTGATCGCGATCGATCCGTCTTGGGTAGTTGTAGCGGCCCCAACGGTATATTTCGCGCTCATGTTTGGCAGATATTTATTGACCAACGTACTCGAGCCAACATAGGTCGCCCAATGCCCGGACCCGTGCTCGGTATCGTAGTTCGCCTGGGTGATCTGGCGGCCGTCCATGAGCATCCAGCCCTCCCCGATTCCGACCGCTCCATTGTAGGTATGGTGGATCTTGATATCCCCGGCCTGCCAGTAGCCGGAGGCGATTCGCGCTTTCAGCCACTGATAGGTGGCAGTGCCTATATTTCCGCCCAGGCTCGTCGTCGTACCTGAGGCGTCGCGTGGGACGAGGTCCTGATACAGAGCCGAGCGAATATCATTGACGTGGGCTCGTTGGACGATGCTCGTTACGATCTGGGCAATGTTGCCAGTACCAGCCCATGCAATGCTCGTGACGAGAATTCCGCCTAGGATGAAAGATCTAAGGTTTTTCACGTTTCATACCCTCCTCAGATTCAAAGACACTTGATTCTGCCGCGCATCGAGATCGATCCCGATCACCTTGAACGGCGACGCCGTGTCGATCACGAAAGTAGAAACCTCAGTGGCGTATTCGCTGACTCCATAGATCGCAGTCCCATAGAGCGACGGGTCCGGACTGATTGGAATCAGCGGGAAGTCGATCAGGACGCGATCGAGAAGATTGATTACCAAAGAGTCGGGGGCCATTGCGGTAACAAGAGTCAGCTCCTGTTTCGGATTCGCGAACTCAGTTCGAATAGCGTCAATGACCGATTGTTGCGTGCCCGTAGTCGTGATCCCATCTAGCGTCACGTTCTTTTTCCTCGTACCGTATTTGGTCTGAGAGTCGGTGTCGATCGAGGAGAGATTGACGGTAGGAGGGTTGGCGCTGTCGGTCCAGGTCACGACGTTAAACGTGCGATTCAAGCCACTGGAAACATCTTGGAGGTCGAGAATATTCTCCGGGCCGAGTAGGGAGGCGGGACCGTAAAAGGTTTTGACCGAAGTGGCTCCGGCCGTGCGCCCGGATACGACAGGAGTCGTGCCGCTCATGCGGAGAACGGAGTTAGAGGCGGTTAAGATAGTGTTCACCGCTTCGCGGACGGTCTGATTTGTAAAAGAATCGATCGAATCAAAGGTGACATCATTAGAAGGATTGATTTGGCCGTTGTCGATGGTGAGCACGGCAACCGATGAAGCCGCAGCCGCCATAGCGAGCGCGCGCTTGAGGAGCGTCGAGGCCTTATAGTCGGATGGCAGAGAGCCACCCCAGGTCACGTCAATCAGCGCGCGATCGAGAATGGCTTCATATCCGAGAACGTCGAAGTTGATCGTCTGGCTCCGCATCTGCATGACGGTCGCCTCATCCGAGAGAACGCCCTCAAACAGCGTAAACTCATGATGAAGGACATCGTCGGACCGAGCAAAACCAGCAACGTAATCTTGATCAGCCGGGTCCCAGGTCAATCGAAACTTGGAATCCGCTCTCTTGAAAAAGAAAATAGAACCAATAGCATCGACGTCGGAGTAATCACCGCCAGAATTGATCAACTCGATTCCAATCGATGACGTAGTAAAAACACCGATATCAAAATCGGATATGTCGAGCCTTCGCGAAAGCGAGCCCAATCCATTGGTGAGCATGTGCTTAGTGACTTCCTGCCACCCGGCGTAGGCGCTCCCCGCTGGTATGAATGGATTGATGTAAGCTCTTACCCTCGCCATCTCAGGTAATGACCTCCACCAGGTCGAGTTGGATAGTCATTCCGACGGAGTAAAAGCCCCTATAGAGAATGGGCTTGTATTCTGTTTTGACCCGCATGAGAAAAATATCCTGAAGGCGGTAGCCCAGGCGCACAGAGAAGAATTGACTCTGATCTCCGCCACAGGGCCAAAAGAGAAACCCCTCGTTAGCGGCGACGAGACTCTCGATGATCGTGATATCGGCGGTCTTGTTCCAGATTGGGAATTTTAAAGAGATCGAATAGCGGCCGATATTGCTGAGAATTCGGCTCTTGCTCGAAAGAACTATTTGTTCCTGGAGCGCGCGCCCGAGAGTGGGCATATCCATCACAGGCCAGCCGGTGAGCTGGCCAATCAGGCTGGTCGCAATAAACTGACTCAGGATCTTCTCAGCATTGGCCACCTGAGTTCCATAGATCGTGACCTTTAGGCTGGTCGTGACGGTAGATGGCACAGAATGAAGCGTCGTAGAGTCCGTCGAGGTAGTCGGGTTCACCACTGGAGCGAAGTCGGTCCAGGTGACGCCATCGCTCGCCAGGTACTGGATTTTGTAATTCTTCCAGTTGTGGTTGATCAGGATGATTGAATCGACCGTGACCACGTCGCCGAAGTTGACCTGATAGGTGGTATTCTCCGCATCGCTCGAGCCTGACGTTCCCCAGCCGAGGCGGTTGGAGCGTTGGAGCGGATAGCCCGCAGAAGCGGGGGAATTGGAGGCGGTCGCTGAGACATAGCTGAACTCGTAATCACAGCGGCTCTTCCTGAAAAACTTGATCTGCTGTGCGGCCATCAGGTGATCCTCTTGAGGATCGAGGTATTGAGCCGCTGACTCTTGACGATCTTGGCCTCGACGATTTTAACGAGATCGCCCTTGAGTGATAGTTCGATCACATGGTGACCGCCCCCGGATTGAGACTGCGATTCCTTGAATTTTGAAAGGAAGTCCTTCAAGTCCTTATTCGTATCGCTCGGAACGACTCGCTCGCCTGGGGCCAGGACGGCGGGGAAGTTGTCGGCGGTTCCGATGCCGGGAACGGAATCCATACCGGAGGCGAGCTCCACCCCGGAGATCGTGGCGACACGCGCGAGACCGCCCGCGATGTAAGCGGCGATCGCCGCGGCAGCGAGAGCTGGGCCGACAATAGGGATTCCGGCCAAGGCCGCTCCAGCCTTCGATGCCCCGGTGTAAGTACTGATGACCGTTTCTGAAATAGCCGCAGCCTTGCCTACGGCCGCCATCTCTTTGTTCTTCGAATTCTGAAAGCTCGCGAGCTGACCGAGAGCGCCCATCGCAGCCGCGGTTCGCTCCTGATTGATCTGCTCTTCTGCCTGCTGGAGCTTCTGTTGGTTGAGGATACGCTCGGTGCTGTTGGCCTTCTCGCTATTGATAATCCGGTGGAGGGTCGCCTCTTCGGATTTGATCTGGGCGGCGTTGGCGGAATCGTGGGACTTTCGCAGGGCGTTCAGGCGTTTTAGATGCTCATCGAATTCCTCTTGCTCCTTTTGCTTCTTGGATTGTCGATAGGCATCCTCGACCTGAGCGACAGCAGCCTGGAACTTTTCATCGCTGATGAGCTGTTGACTATGAGCCGCATTGAGTGCCGCAAGATCCATGTCGTATTTGGTCTTGGGGTCGTTCTCAAGCGCCTGTTTCGCAAGCTTAGCGCCCTCTTCGCCGAGCTTGATCTGTTCTGAAGTGAGGCGCTTGACGGCGCCCGTGGCCTCATCGAACTGCTCGGACATCTCATGGGTATGGGTCTTCACCTCGGCGAGACCGCGTGCGGCGGTGGAGCTGAATTTTTCTAGCGTCGCATTGAGTCCTGCAAATGTCTTATCGTTCCCAGTGACCGCGTCTTTCAGGTTCGAGAGATCCTGAGCCATGGCCTTCATCGGGCCCAGCGACGCATCGAGCGCACCCTTGAAATCACCATGCAGGGCCAGGGAGGAGGCCTGAACCGAGGCGGTGAACATTTTGAAGGAAACCAAGAGGGGCTCGACAGCGACGACCCCGACCCGATAGAGGACCTCGAGGACCTGAACGAGCCCCTCAAGAGAGGCAATCGCAGTCAGGATACCGTCCGCGACCCATTCCTTGATCTCGTCGCGATTATCGGAAATGTACTTCGCCGCATGTCCGACGGCCTCGCCAAGCTCTTTCATGATATCCATGACGGCCTGATTAGAAGTAATGCTCTTTCCGACCTCTTTGGTGAGGGCCTCCCACTCGTTGTGGAGATGGGCTTGCTGACCGGCAAAAGTGTTAAGAGCGCTCTCGGCAGCTCCAGAGTACTGCTCGACAAATTTTAAGGCGTTGGCATAGGTCTGGGCGTCAGTCGCGCCCTTCTGGATCTGAATCCCATGGCGCTGAAAGATCGTGACGTTGCCCTCAAAAGCGCGGCCCATCATCTGTGCGGCGGTCTCAAGATCAATATGCAGCACGGTCGCGAGATCCTGGGCGCCCTTACTGGCCCTCTTGAGCCCCTTCTCATCGAGCCCGGTCATTGCCTCCAGGAGTGCCGAGGCAGAGAGGACCTGTTGAGACGTGAACCGAGTTGTATGCTCAGAAGACTCAGCGAACTCCATCATGGCGCGTGAAGCTTCTTCCGTGTACCGGCCGGAGGCCTGCAGAATGAAGTTGAGCCTGGAGAATGCCGCCTCATCCTCAGCCGCGGCCTTGACCCCCTCGACGATGAGCTCCTCAAAGAGCTCTTTAGCTTTCTCGGCCAGGGTCTCGAGCCCGTGGAGAATGGCCTCACCCTCAAAGACCCCGAGGGCCGTCTCGGCGATGTGGGAGAAGTTGAGCATATGCTGGCCGCTCTTCTCAGAGAAGCCTTTGGTTCCGCCCTCCATAGCCTTGAGCGCTTCCAAAGTCGCGGCCTGGCCTTCGGCCATGCCTTTCTTCAGGTCCTCAACATCGGCCTGAATTTTGACTACGAGCTCATCAATCGTGGTCGCCACAGTACAGTTTCTCCAGTTCTAGGACATCGGAAACCGTGAGGGGCGCCTCGGGACTTCCGAACCTTCGGTGATAAACGGCCCAAAACTCTTTGGGGCTCGTCTTCCAGAACTCCACCGGCGATACCCAGCCGTTCTCGACGGCGCAGGCCAGAAACGTGAGCACCGGAAGGCGCGCGCTTACGTCGACGGAGGTGGCGTCGGGGTGGGTTCCTTTCCCAGCGCGCTTGCGTCCTCCTTTTGCTCGGGCGTGATTGCATCCGAGATAAAGGCCGCCGCATTGTTGGCATGATCGCGGAGGCCATCTTTCATGATCCGATTGCCGATCTCGTTGAACTCGAGCGCCCCACCGGACCCGCCGAAATAAACAGCGGCGACGTCCTTGAGCCTGAATTCTCGACTTGCGAAACGACGAAGCATGGCTGGGATCCCGCCGCCGGCGTTACCGCCCGCGGCCTCCTCGATCTCAACCAGTCGTTCAAAGTCAGGCTTGAGGATAAGTATGTCCTTCCCGAGCTTGACCTCCATCTCTCCGCGGGGGCGATTGGCCATCCGTTACGATCTCCTTTCGAGAGGTATTGAACTCCAAAGATCAGGCGATTGTGATGAGCCCAGACGCTTCAAAGGCCATCGAATAGCTCTGTTCGTCTTTGTAATTACCGGCGCGCTCGAGCTTCGTGCACTTGAATGCGGCCGTGTAGGTGTTCACCCCGTCCGATATCTGCATGTTGAAAAGGGCTCGGGCAATAAAACGCGTCCGCACGAGCTGCTCATTTGTTGCGTTCGTAAACACGCCGGTCCCGGAAACGTTCATGCTGATGATGCCGGCGCCGTCCAGGAGTTCCTTGTATTGAGCGGATCCCTGATTGGTGACGTCGATCGCCTCGCCGTTCATGGTCATCTGAGCATTTCGGAGGCCGCCCAGGGTGGTGAAGACCTCGTCTGAAGTGGCGTCTGATCCACCGGAGAGCTGATGAAGTGAGCCGATAACTTGGACGTTTGAGCCAGTGCCCGTGATCGTGCAATCAAGCTCGGCGGCCTGGTCGCTCGCATCAAACGCCGTCTTGATCTGGGTGGCTGTAGATACGCCAGACTGGATCTTGATTGTGATGGCGCCGTCGAGCTCGTGGACGGATTCAGATCCGGCCGTACCGCCCGTGATGAAACGAACGGAAAACTCGTTTCCTTCCGCTCCGGCGGTATCTGCCGCGAAAGTGAGGTCGCCGATGATGGCCGACGCCTTCACCGCGGCAACGCTTCCCGCCCCGCCATCGCCCATCTTGAGCAAAAAATCTTTACCGGCCTTCGCAGTCATGGGACCTCCTGGATCAAAGTCCGGAATCGTTGAGTGCCATGAAAGGTGACGCCGTCCGGTTCGGTGTCGACCCTCCCCGTGTCATAAACACAAAGGATCATTTGTTGGCCGCTCATCGCGAGCTCGGCGCGATCAAGGAGGCGGTGGACCTCGTCCATATACTGCTTGGTTTCTAGCTCACCGCGCCCGCGGGCGAAGGTCTCAACGACAAGCGAAACGTCATAACCGCGGAACGTGGCGGTACTCCAGTCCTTGGGCTCATCATGCCCGATCTGGACATAGGGAAATGCCTGACCCTCTGGGACGTTATCGAAGATCTTGGAAGTCAGAAGGGAGCTCCCGTTGAGGGCAGCATAGACAGCCTTTTGAAGCTCATTCAGGGAGAGACTCATCGACTTCCCCGGATCGCGTTTCGGATCGCTTCGGAAACGTTCCGCCGAATCTCATCACTGTGGCGCTGGAAAGCAGGCAGGAGCCACGGACGGGCTTTCATCTTCCCGGTGCCAGTTTCGAGGAACTTCCCATAGAGGAGATTCGTTCCGACGACAGCGGTGAAGTTGGCTTTATCAATCTCAAAATGGATCGAATGGACCAGAGTCCCTAGGTCCGTATTCGGAGGATTGCCTTGGGCGGAAACAACCTGGACGCGCTTGGGGCTGTAGCGCTTGACCGTCCCACCTGAACTCGCCTTGGCTTGGATCGACTTCACCGCGTCGGCATGGATCGCCATCGCACCGGCCGCGACCTCAGTGGCCACGGCCGAAAAGATAACGTTCTGCACTTCGCCCAGGCGGGCGAGGAGCTTGCCGACCCCGGAGATGCGGGCTTCAAGACGAGAACTCATGGAAAGAGCCCTCCATCCCAAATGACCTCGCCGTCATGGACCCAAAGGATGATGCCGCAGCCGCCATGCTCACCGGTGTCGATCCCGGGCGAGATCGTGATCGCTTCAAGCGTCTCGCCAGCCCTAGAATAAAGTGGCTCCCTGGGGCGCGATCGGTCAGACCAGCGGGCCTCAATCCAGCAATTCCCGGAGCAGACTGGGCAGGCGAAAAGGACCCCGCAGGGGTGCCTGGCCTCGTTCATGAGGAACGAGGCCTCGAGATCCGTGAGCCTGCGTTGGCACATGCCTTTCTTGGGGCCTTGGCTCATGAGCCTGTGCCCTCTTCGCAAAGGAGCGTCCACCAGCGATCGCGTTCCTCCTGATTGATTACGGCGTGGATCTGAAAAATGCGGGTATTGGCCCCAACCGTGTAGTTGACCCGCATCGCGGGAGTTGGGGTCTTATCGGAGCGATAGCGCAGCCGCACCGAATGGCTTATTGCGGCCTGAATTTGTTGCGCGAAAAACTGCTCGCGG